CGATCCCCGGCATATGTTCATGATCCACCGGATACCACGGAACCCACCTAAAGTTTTGAGGATATTCCTCCGGGTTCATAACCCATACATCCATTAAGGAAAGGAGAATATCCGCTTTAAAGTTCACGGAGTGAGCAACCGAAACGTCGTTCCCGTAAATGTGCCGGAACTTCGGATAGCACACGATCCCGTTCATATTGATTACCCCGCCTTCCAATCCGTAGAAGTTGAGGCATCCCATTTCGTGGCCAGAATCCCGCAATCTCTCCAGCCACATTTTCGATTGTTGCCCGTAACCAGAAGGGGTCCACGGGCTGTTAGATAACCACATGATACGCATTTTAGAAATCCCTTTTCTAAACTCCCCAAAGGGTCAGGCAGGGGTGGGAGGTTGCCCTCTTCGGCTCGCGAGCCTAGCCTGACCCACTAATTATTTAGCCCTTGCCCATCTGGTACGCAATGTAAATTTGCGCGCCAGGGGTCTTGATAGACCCGGACTGGGAAAGTGCCAGCCACTCACCGGGTGCCAGGTAGGCTGACCCGCCGCCGGAGATGGTCAGCGCGTAGGCTGTGCCAGCGGCGATGGAGCTTGTCCCGAAAGCCGAAGAGATGGTTCCGTTGACCCCGATAGTCCCCGGAGTACCCGAAGCGATCTTCAGAAGCTGGAAGGTTCCCAGCCCGGTATCGCGTGAGGTAACTGCCGCCTCGGTGATGGTTACGCCACCACCAAGGGAGTTGGACGGAGCCTTGAATAACATTACAGTACCGACAACAGGAATAGTCCCAAGACCACCGGTTTCAGTACCCCCCATAATGGGGAAGGTGATGATATTGATTGCGTGGCTCATGTTAGACTCCTGTTACCGCTGCGTTGGTGAACAGTCCAGCGCAACCCCACTCGGGACGCCACACGCCAGTTGCAACAACGGCCGAGAAGTTCAGCTCAGTTGACCGGCGCGAACCATCGCGCTCAACTTCAATACGGGGAGCGCGTCTCCAATCCAGCGCGAGGGCTGCTGGAGCGAACATCCCGGCGTAAGCATCCGTTGAGGACGCTTCGCAATAAGCGGTTGAGAAAATATTGATCCCGTAGAACTGACCCATGTAAACATTTTTAGCACCCGCCGAGAGTGCATCTTGCATTTGGGGAGAGTTCGTAACGGTGTTACCGACAGAACTTTGAATCCCTAACCGATAAATCTGGTAAGGAGTGGCAACGAAGTTATAGGGCATCGGTGCGTTGGCTTGCCGAAGCAAAGCCTGCATGGCAAAGACGTAGTTCCAGGTAAGAGCGGAACCAGTTGTGCCGATAGTGCCTGCGGTGAATTCGTTGAAACGACCCAATAGATCTTCGTCCAGTTTACGGGCGAAGGCCAGACCCAATTCCTGCTTTGCGTCAGCGATAGTGTTGAATGGATCCGATTCCATTTTCAGGTCGGAGATAAGGAATTGCGCGGCAACCTCATACGGGGTTAGCGTTGCAATTGAAGACGGCTTGAAGACCTGGGAAACCAGATCATCGCCATCACCGATGGTACCCATTGTTGCGGTACCGTAGCGTTCAAAATCGCGGACAGCAGCACCGGTACGGTCAGAAAAGTTCTTGACCAACCCCGGCATGATCATATTGTCCCGCGCAACGAAGCATACATCCTCAAAGATAGAGGGGACAATCGAGCTGATGTCGCTGTAAACGTTTCTACCTACAGCCATTGTGAAATCCTTTTATTCGTTTTTAGTGTTCAGGAAGATCCCGCCTCCCAATTTTTCCGCCTGTTTGGGGTCCAATGGGTCGACGTTGCTTCCGTGATAAATGCGGTAGGCTTGCTGCGCGTATGTCTCTTTCGGTTCAGAATCTCCACCCACCTGGGTTGCAGACACTTTCGCCGTTTGTTTTGGCGCGGGTACTTCCTTTGCCAGTTCCTCCGCATCGGCTTCCAGTTCTTCGAGCGTCTCGCCCTGAAGTCTTTTAGCCAGCGCGGGAGGCAGACCATATTTATCAGCCGCCTGTCGCATCAGGTCTTTGCGGACAAGTTCTTTTTCGCGCAATTCTGCTTCTGCTAAACGCTTGTTCAGCTTTTCCATCTCGGAAAGTTCAGCATCCTTGCGTTGGGCTTCTTTGGCTTCCAGCTCGTCAGCCAGCTTCGCCTTTTTAGCCAATTCCTTGTTCCGCTCGCGCTCCTTGCGGAGTGCTTCCAACAACTTGCTGTTATCCTCTTCCTCAGCCTTTGCTTCGGGGATCTGGGAATCCGTCACGGGTTCCACGGGCTTCACGCCCTCGATTTCCTCTGCCATTTGTAATTCTCCTTAAACAAAAACGCCCTGCTCTTTCGAGCGGGAGCATTTGTGCGGCGGCTTTTTCTACCGTTACTGGTCTTTTAGCGAGTAACGATATAAGTTTACCACAGATTCAATTTTTATGATATATCTGATACTTATTTCTTTTCGGGAATATCCAGCTCGTCCCTCAATGCGGATACGATCATGCACAAGGCCCGGTAACAGATAAGCAGGAATGCGCGGCGTTTGATTTCATCACTCATTAGTATTTTTCCCTCGAATATCCAAATCCGTTTTTGTCTGCAAAGTTAGTGAGATGGTCATGCTCGGTTTCAATAACCCTGTCCCCGTATGATAATTTATCCTTACTTGACCAACCAAGATCAATCTCCCTTTGTGCTTTTTGCGCCTCAATCTCTGCTTTTACAATATCCTTCGCCCATGAATCGCGTAGTTCTCCAGCCTTATCAACTGGTAATCTATCTCCAAATGTTATTGTATATTTATAGTCTGGATCAACTATATAATGCTCGCCACCCATCCCAGAAAACAGCCCTATATCTTGCGGCGAAGGAACCGCTGGAATGGGATGATCGTGTACTGTTGTTATTTGTTCGTCATTAAATATTCTCTGCTTTATTTCATCTGGAATATTTACTTTATCTCCCGTTCCTGTAATCGTATCAATAATATTTCCTTTTTCGTCAATAAATACCATTGATTCTTTTCCTGTTTCTTTCCCGTACTCTCTAACAGATGCCAAAGAAGCGTCAACAGAATCTTGAACGTTTCCTTGATATTCTTGTTGTTGTGGTTCCATATCCAGCAAATCCTTAAGCGGAGTTTCGGTGGTCATTGATCCATAAACCTCATTATCTGAATGGGTTGCCAGTTGGTCGAAAGTGAACTTGCCCGCCTTCCATGCCTCATACTTGCCGGGTCCCATTCTCTTTTCCTGTTCTTCTGGCGTAAGTTCGTTGAACCATTCCTCACCCTTCTTCCAGTTAGGGTTTGGGTTCAGGATGGTAATTGGAACCATTGTACAGCGTCCGTTGTAATGGTCATCCAGGGTTTCGGTAAGCGGATGCTCTGTTCCGTGCATTGCATAGCATCCCATACACGCCCCGTCAAGTTCTGCAAACCAGATCCACCCGGTAACCACATCTGAGTTGGCGATGTAACTTGCCCTGTTTGCTTCACGATATGCCCATATCTGGGTTGTGCGCGTCATCCTGAGAACATCCACCAAAGACTGTCCTAGTTCGCTTTTGAAGGTTGAAATAAGGCTTGCGGCAATGGTTCTTGGGTTATCCCCTAGCGCAACGGCATTGATAAACGCTTGCGATACAGCCTCAGCGGTAGTGGGTGCAAGCATCTTTAGCCTGCCAAACAACGCCCCGTCTGTTTTCAAGAACCCGATCATCTGTTCAATGGCAGCCGGGTTCAACCGCATGAACGACCCCCTGAACCCAGCGGCGGTTGCAAGTGAAGCGGCATCTTCAGCCCCAGCGATGATCGCCGCCCTTGCGGATGTTCCCAGTTCTATCTCGGCGTAGTTCTGGAACTTTGTCAGTTGGTCGGTTACCTCTTTCATCAGCAGTTTATAGGTTTCGAGCCGCCCTAATTGCGCACCGGTTGGAGGTGTCTCCATGTTGGATATTACCTCAACAAGAGAAGCGACCCGCTTTTCAAGTTCCTGGTATATTCCGGCGTATGCCCTGCCAAGTCTTTCCATAACCTCTGTATCCTGGGCGATGATTGCCTTGCGGAGTTGTTCAACCAACTTGATTACATCGTTATCAGGCATTCTTCCACCACTCTTTATTCGGGTTAATATTTCCGTCAACAAATTCCTTTTCAAGCAAGTCTATTGTCGGTAGTATAAAATTATCTATTCGCGCCTTTATTTCTGGCTTCCCATAAATAGACAACATCATCAGTTTCATAATCGGTCCAAGGTCTTGCATCCTATCCATTAATTCATCAAGCACGATTGTGGAATTTGAAATAGTGCTATCCAGCTTTGTTATAAGTTGCTTTATTTCATCTTTGTCGCTCATTTCAATTCCTCCGGGAAGTGATCCATTTCAGTAAACGCCCCCGTAACGCGGTAGTCCGGGGTTTGGTCTGGAGAACAATCAACAGCACAAATTACAGGCTCATTGTCTGATAATATACCTGAAATTGTATTATGGTTCGTTGTCATAAATTCTGGTATCCACCGCTCATTAATCCCGAATTTTGGTATTTCGTCTGCATATATTGCGTCGGGTGGTTCGTATCCACCGCTTATATCCCGCCCCTCAAAGAACCGTCTAGCTGTTGCACGGATTGACCCATATCCCCCGTTCTCGAATACGAATATCTTGATGGGTAGATTCTCCCGCCTTATAACTTCCAGTTCGGGTGTATTAAGCGAAAAACCACCATCCCCAACCAGACACAGAACCCTCTTGCCGCTCGCCTTCGCCAGCCCGATCGCCCCGACCCACGACCCCATCGCTCCCATTGTGGAGGAATTACAAACACGCTGACCTCGTTTCACTTTCCATGATTGCATCAATATTTGGATACCGATACCGCTTGACCCGTACCCNATTACATCATCCGGGGTGGCGAGGTTGGAGAGTTCGTCTATGAAGGCGTAGTAATCAACATAGTCCTTCGGCTCTTTGTGATCCTCTCGAATGACCGGATATTTCAGGTATAGTTCCCGGCAATGGTTTAGCCATGCAGGGTCGCCTTCATATTGAAATAAATCGTGGTTGAAATATTCCTTTACCGTTAAACACATACTTGCTGTCCACCTGAACTGATGTTTATTTATTTCCGCTTCATCAACGTCAACGATTATTTTATTCGCCTGCGGTGCGAACCCTTCAGGTTTATAGGCAATTGAATCAGGATCAAGCCTAGCACCCAAAACAAGCAGCGTATCGCAGTTCTGGATGATCCAATTCGCCACAGGTTGACCAATGCCACCGGGACGGCCGCAGTAAATAGGACTGTCCTCTGGAAGTAGATCAATCGCCCTCCATGTCAACAGCACGGGGATATTATGCTTCGTTGCGTACTCCTCCAGCCCAGAGTTATACGCGCCCCAACCTGCAAGGATGGCTACTTTACCCAATTTGCGCCTCCTGAATATCCAAAGGAACTTCAATCCAGGCTGGACCCCAGCGCGGGGTTAGCATTTCTTCAAAAGATTTATCAAGAATATATTTATATCCATTGACGTTTACCTGTTGGCTATATTTTGTTATTGAATAGACTATCTTATCCATTTTCACTTCTTGCCCCCCCTTGGTGCGCTCTGCCATTGCCTGCCACTCACGCCTAACCTGTCCGGCGATAAACAGAACGGGTAACCCCTCAAGATATGCCGTGGCGCAAGCTGTAATCGCGTTAGTGGAACCCGGCCCGGACGTAACCATGCAGACCGCGGGAGCCATCGAGTAATGAGCATCCGCGCAAGCCATATATCCCGCCCCGTATTCTGACATGGTCGGGATGAACTCGATCTCGCTTCTAACCAGCGAATCGAACAGGTGCATTGCTCCCCCGCCCACCACGCCATAGACGCGCTTGATGCCGTGTTCTAAAAG